GGGTGCTATGCGGGACTGGTTAAGGTCTGCGAGCATTCCGAAGGATCGGCAACTAAAGGCCGATCTGGTTGGGCCGATGAAAAGGCCAAACAGCGCGGGTACGGTCTTTCTTGAGGGTAAAAAGGAAATGAAGTCTAGGGGATTGGCGAGTCCTGATGCGGCTGATGCGTTGGCCGTGACCTTTGCTTACCCTGTAGCGCATCGAGAATACAAAGAACCACCTCGGACGCTAAAGTCTAGTGGGTCTACAATGTCTGGATCTTGGATGGGTGCATAATCTGTTATCTTTGCCCTATCATTTTTAACGCATAACACCTATATGTTAAAAAAGTCTGCCTCCCCTAAAGCGTTCAAAGAGAACATTAAGACTGAAGTTAAGGCCGGTAAGCCGGTCAAGCAAGCAGTTGCAATTGCATACGCAACCAAACGCGCGGCGGCAAAGAAATGAAGCCCGGACTCTACGCCAACATCAACGCCAAAAAAGCACGTATCGCTGCTGGTTCTGGCGAAAAGATGCGTAAACCCGGAACTCCCGGAGCGCCAACCGCTAAAGACTTCAAAGAGTCTGCAAAGACTGCCAAGAAAAAATGAAAAAAGGCGTATCGCTATCGGTTGGGCGTGGTGAGAAGTTGCCGGCCAGTAAAGGCGCGGGCCTGACCGAGAAGGGACGTGAGAAGTACAATCGGGAAACTGGTAGTAATTTGAAAGCACCAGCGCCTAATCCCAAGACGGAAGCGGATAAGGGCAGGAAGTCTAGCTTTTGCGCTAGAATGGAAGGGGTTGTAGCCCACGCTAAAGGCGATGCAGAACGTGCTAAGGCGTCACTTAAACGCTGGAAGTGTTGATGGCTGACTCGCATCCCTTGGTCTTAATTGGTTTAAGCAGAGATGTCTGATTACACCGGGATTAACGCTATTGGCAACGTCGCGTTGGGTGGTAAGCCACTCAAGAGCGATTCAGATGTGCTGTCAACGGCGCGGGATCGCCTGTCAATGGCTATTTCGGCGTATTCTGAATCGCGTGAAGACGAGCTAGACGACCTGCGTTTTTATGCGGGTTCACCGGATAACCAGTGGCAATGGCCCGCCGATGTGCTGGCAACCCGTGGTGCGGTGCAGGGTCAGACGATCAATGCGCGGCCATGCCTGACGATTAATAAGCTGCCGCAGCACGTTCACCAGATTACCAACGATCAGCGTCAGAACCGGCCTAGCGTCAAAGTCATCCCGGTAGATGACAACGCTGACGTTGAGGTTGCCGAGATTTTCAACGGCATGATCCGGCATATCGAGTACATTTCGGATGCAGATGTGGCCTACGATACGGCCTGCGAGAACCAAGTTGCGTATGGCGAGGGTTATATTCGGATTCTGACCGAGTATTGCGACGACGATACGTTTGACCAAGACATTAAGATAGCCCGCGTTAGGAACAGTTTCAGCGTCTACATGGACCCGCTGATTCAGGACCCCTGCGGCAGTGATGCCGAGTGGTGTTTTATCACTGAAGACTTGTCTAAAGCCGAATACGCACGGTTGTTTCCTAACGCATCGCCACTCTCTACGTTAGAAACGCTGGGTGTAGGGGATCAGAACCTGAGCCAGTGGCTAAATACCGATACTATTCGTATTGCTGAGTATTTTTACTGCGAATACGACACGCAGACGTTGAATTTGTACCCTGGCAACGTGACTGCGTTCCAAGGGACGCCGGAAGACAAAGAGTTGCGGGCGGTTTACGGCAAGCCGAAGAAGTCACGCCAAGCGGATCGCAAGAAGATTTGCTGGACGAAGATTAACGGCTACGAAATTCTTGAAAAGCAGGAATGGGCCGGTAGTTGCATCCCTGTTGTGCGGGTGATTGGTAACGAATACGAGGTTGAGGGCCGGATTTACATCAGTGGGTTGGTCAGAAATGCCAAAGATGCCCAACGGATGTACAACTATTGGACCAGCCAAGAGGCAGAGATGCTTGCGCTGGCTCCAAAGGCCCCGTTTATTGGTTATGGCGGTCAGTTTGAAGGGTATGAGACCCAGTGGAAGACCGCAAACACGAATAATTGGCCGTATTTGGAGGTCAATCCAGATGTAACGGACGGTCAGGGCGCAATATTGCCGCTGCCCCAACGAGCGCAGCCTCCAATGGCTTCATCTGGCTTGTTGCAAGCCAAAGTTGGTGCATCGGAAGACATCAAGTCTGCGACGGGGCAGTACAACGCCTCGCTAGGCATGACTTCTAACGAGCGTTCTGGCAGGGCAATCCTTGCCCGCCAGCGTGAGGGTGATGTTGGCACTTACCACTACCAAGACAACCTAGCACGGGCTGTTCGGCACATTGGTAGGCAATGTGTTGACTTAATCCCCAAGATTTACGACACGCAGCGCATTACCCGCATTATTGGGATTGATGGCGAGACAAAAATGGTCAAGATTGACCCGACTCAGGCCGAGCCAGTGCGTAAGATCCAGAACCAAGAAGGGATTGTGATCGACAAGATTTACAATCCGTCTGTTGGCAAGTACGACGTAGTGGTTGCGACGGGTCCGGGTTATGCCACTAAGCGCCAAGAGGCACTTGAGGCAATGGCGCAACTGTTGCAGGGCAATCCACAACTTTGGACCGTGGCTGGCGACTTGTTCGTTAAGAACATGGACTGGCCTGGTGCTGCCGAAATGGCAAAACGGTTTGCCAAGACGATTGATCCAAAATTGATGGGCGATGCCGAGGATAATCCTGCTCTGCAAGCAGCCAACCAACAAATGCAAGCGATGGCGGCAGAGTTGGATCAATTGCACAATATGCTGCAAAATGTCGGCAAGTCGATGGAAGCGCAGGACATGGAGCGCAAGGACTTTGAAGCGCAGATTAAGGCTTATCAGGCTGAGACGCAGCGCATTAGTGCCGTGCAGGCTGGTATGTCAGAAGAGCAGATCCAAGACATTGCGATGGGCGTGGTTGCTGCGGCTATGGAGTCGCAGAGTTTGATGAACCAAATGCCTGAAATGCGTGAGGAATCCATGCCGATGGAAATGACACCGGAAGGTATACAATGAAGTGCGCGGATTTTGTAGGCTTATTGTTTTTGGCGCGGGATGTAGCGCACTCGGTACATCTGAACACGCGAAGCTACAGCAAACACAAGGCGCTCGGGCATTTTTACGAGCTAATTATTGAAGCGGCAGATGATTTTGCCGAAGCGTACCAAGGTCGGCACGGGTTGATCGGGCCTATTACGTTGATGACTGCCAAGAAAACGACTAATATCGTGGAATTCTTGGAAGAGCAGTTAAAAGAAATTGAAGGTTGTCGATACGAAATTGTTGACAAGACGGATATGTCTTTACAACAACTTATTGATAACATTATAGAAATTTACCTTCGCGCCTTATACCGTCTGAGGTTTTTAGCATGACTTTGACTGTCAACCATTCAACTCCAGCAGATGGTTCGTTTAACGCTACGGGCGCGGCTGCTTGGGATGCAGCGCATACGCTGACTGGCACGATTGATGTTGTAAACGGTGGCACTGGTCAAACCACAACTACGGCCGCAATCAATGCGCTGCTGCCGACTCAGGCTAGTAACTCTGGTAAATACCTAACCACTAACGGCACCAATACTTCTTGGGCTACCGTTAGTGGTGGCGGGTCGCCCGGAGGTTCAACCACGCAAGTCCAATTCAACAACGCAGGATCTTTTGGCGGTTCTGCAAATTTTACTTGGGATGGCACTAATGCCCAGCTTGGGGCTACTGGCGCTTTGCGGTTTGCAGATACGGATAGCAGCAACTATGTGGCGTTTAAGTCTCCTGCGACGGTTGCAAGCAATGTGACTTGGACGCTCCCGGCTACAGACGGGACCTCTGGTCAGGTTTTGAGTACTAACGGCTCGGGCGTCTTGTCATGGCAATCATCAATTGGAGCAACAAGCCCGAGCAGTGTTGAGTATTTGGTCGTTGCAGGTGGAGGTGGCGGCGGGACCAGATTGGGCGGCGGTGGTGGTGCTGGTGGGCTTCTTGAATCAACCATAGCCGTAGCGCCAGCAATAGCCTATACCCTCACCGTTGGCGCTGGTGGTGCTGGCGGTGCTGCCGGT